ATGCTTCTGTTAAGAAATGACGTTTTAAATCTAAACTAAATACACCACCTAAATCTAAAGTATCTCCACCAGCAGTACCTCCAAAGTCATAAGTACCCTCTGGTAATATTCCACCAAAGTCATCTAAAGAACCAACAGCATCAAAATCTGTAATCGAATCAAAGTTACCACCACCAACTAAGTTTATAGTGTCTGTGGTTGCATCGAAAGCAACATTAGTTTTTGTTCCCTGGAATTTAGGACTATCAGTATCTTCTCTTCTTGTCTGTGTAATAAGTGGAGCTTGATTATCAGGTAATTCAATAATTACACTTGTCTCTCCAGCACAGAATCTACCGCCATCATCTCTGAATTTTAAGATATATTCGCCTTCAAGATATGGAACTTCCGCAGCAGTTGTATTACCAGCTAATGCTTGTATTAAATCAGTACTATTAGAAAATGTACCATTACCATTGGTTAGAGGGGAATGTCTGACATATACCCTACCTCCATGAGTAACATCTAAATCTGTAGATAAATTCCAACGTAATCTTACTAATTTTTCATTTATTGGTTCGGCTGATAATCCAGTAACATTTGATGGTAATGCAGTTTTACCAACAGCATTGAAAGTTAAATTAGTAGAAGTTGCACTTGTCTGTAATGCAGCATTGTAACTGAATACTTGAAATTCATACGTTCCAATATCAGTATTGAATATTTCAAAGTCAGGAGAAGAAACTGTTGTAGAAACAAAATTACCATTATTAAATCTGTAGTTGACCTGATACTGCGTAACACCGACAATAGGTTGCCAACTGACGATAAGTTTAGATACTGCCTGATTATTTATCTCAACAATCTTCTCTTCAGCCTGTAAAGCATTTGGTGGATCTTTTGGAAGATTCAGTATTGATACTGTTCTAGTCGGTAAAGTTGCACCATCCTCAATAAATGCGTACTTTTCATTTACATAAGATAAAGCGGTAATACCATAATTAACACCATCTTCTTCTACTGTTATTACTCTAAACTTTTGAGCTTGAACTGTATCATCTTGCAAAAGCCAAACTGTATTAGCATTTGGAGTTTGAGAGAAAGCAGAAGATACTGTTATAACTGCTCCTGAGACACTTGATACTGACTTAGTTTCAACAGTTCCATCAGGTAATATTACAGATAAAGTCGGATTATTTGTTGTTGGTAAATCAGTTGCAGCAGAATCATCTACTGTTATCTGTGTAGTTGTGGCAGAACTTACTCTTCCTCCTCTTCTAAGACCAGAACGAACAGGATCAGCTATCTCTATAACAGCACCAGGTCTTACAACAACACCAGAATCTATTGATGTACTAAATGTGCATACTTCTGACTCATTTTGCTCAATAAAAAGCAAAGTCCGACCTAATCTGGCTGCTTGCCCACGAGATGTACAGGCAAATGCTTTTACCTGTTTTATAATGACTCCTAACTTAGCTATTGCAGCAGTATCTTCAACTACTTCAAAATCTATTTCTTGACTATCCATATTGAAGTAAGAAACAGAAATGACAGTATTTCTTGTTTTTAATCCACTACCTGAGTAACTAAAGCCTTCTTCAGTTACATTAGATAAGTTAAATAAGTAACTTGCATCTTTAGGGCTGTCTTGAGTAAGTTGTATTGTTCCAGCAGACCATATCGGCATACATCTCATAACACCTGCAAGATCATTTATAAGATCAAAAGCCTCGCCAGAACTTTGTATATTTACATTGCAACTAAATCTAGCCTCCTGTCCTCCTAATCCATCTGATACCAGCGTATTTGCAAACTTACTCGCAGTAACAAAAGAGAATAAATCTAATGATGAGTCAGTTATGTGATTACCAAATCCATATCTTGTATCTGTTAAAAGATCAAGCAATATCATTGCAGGGCATGAACACCATTGGGCAGCACCCATAACTCCATTAAATATATAACCAGTTGGATAAATTATTCTTCCAGTTGCACTATCAACAGTAGGAGTGCCAGAACTGTTAGCACCTGCTCCTGGAATCCTTATCTTTATTCCTCTAATCCTATACTTTCTTGTTGGTATAGAACTAAATTGCATCGAATCTAGTCTTACACCTGCATATGCACTATTCGCATAAGTAGAAGCATCATCAATTATTTCACCAAAACTACTCCATTGAAATACGTCTTGTAATCCTGTGGTTGTGCTATCAGCAGTAATTCTTGATACCCGAATGTCAACAGGAAAAGCACCAGTAAGATTTACTCTATAATCTCTTTGATATGCATCAGCACTTCTACCAGTTACAGTATCTGTAATAACATCAGTAAAACCACCAGAATTATATTGAACAGATACTTTTAATTGAACAGTAGTACCTAACAAATCACCTTTGTCAGTAGCTTTTTGTAACTGTGGGAAAGTAATAGTAACATTTATAGCATCAACATTAGTGTTAGATATTTGCCTTGTCACAGGAGTTGAGGCAGTTACATTTACACCAACAGCGGTTACAGAAGAACTGCTTAAGATTCCAGTAATTTTTGTTTGGTTAGAAGTACCAAATCTAGGATTAAAAGTTACATCTTGAAAGTTAAAATCTGTAGTTGCTGGACTTGCACTATTTGCAGAAGATTTTAAGACAGGAGTATCGTTTAAAAATAAATCTTTTAAGGCAGCATTATTATAAGCAGCAGTTCCTTGTGTTCTACCTTCTTTTGATGCCGTTGCAAAACCTTCTATCTCTCCTTCAGAAATAAGATCAAGAAAAGTAGCAAACTGTCTACTATGTAAAGTATCAGGAGTTCTTGTCGGTTGGGGTGGTGGTGGTGGAGATCCTCCTCCTCCAGATCCTCTAATAATTTTCTTTGTCATGCCTGTACCTGTTGTGTATCAACAGCACCACTGATCACAACTGATCCTGTCACAATTTCTCCGTAACAAATTGGTACTGGAGTACCTGCTCTTGATGTATTTTGAGTTCCAGAAAACTTGTATGACAAACGTGGATCTGTTTCGTTGTCAAATTCTTTTTGTTTAGGTAAAGGAAATAACATTTCTGAAACGCCACTTATAGTCAACATCAAACCCACACCTGCCATTGCTTTTGTAAAAAAACCAACCTTTGCAAAAGATCCAGCAGCACCAAATAGACCTTTTGCTAAACCAACATTACCTGCTGCTACTGGCATAAAAAACGCACCTGCAATTAATGCTGCACCTAATAATATTTTACCAAAACCACGACCTGCACCAGTTATAACAGGTACAAAATGTATATCTTCCTGTCCTATAGGGTGTTGTAGTTCTTTATCATCTAAAGCATAATTACCAACTTTTACCTGATAATATTTTGGATTCATATAACCTTCTATCTGCGGAAAATTATTAACAAGAAAACTAACTGCTTTTGCAAGACTATCTACCTGCACTTCAAATTCTTTATGTCCTATAAAATTAGCAAGCTCACCATATAACTTTATTTTACGCAGCATAACGATACCTCCCTCCTGTGCATTTTAATAACCATTGAGAATATGGTTCTCTACAAGATAGTCTATCGGTTAAATGATGCAAAACATCTCCATCTAAAAAAATAGCCACATGATTTAAACCAGGAGAACCAATTGACATAAATAATAAATCACCATTAATTAACTTTTCTTCAGATCTTAATTCTCTAAATCCAGTACGCCAAGCACAACTTTCAAACATTGGATTTAAAATAAATTCTTCTGGTGTTGTAGGTCGATTCCAATCTCTAAGTTCTGTACTTTTTTTTTCTTTGTACCAATCTCTAACTAATGACCAACAATCTGTAACACCCCAAACCCAAGGTCTACCAACTAGATCTGGTTTATAACCATTTGGTTCACAATATCCCCACTGTTCAGTTTTGGGATTAACAATATGCCAAGGTAAATTACTTTGTTCACAACTTATTTGATCAGCTTGACTAGGAGTAGGAGGTGTAATTGGATGACTATGAACTACTGCTATTATTTCTCCGCTGTTATCTGCTTTTACATAATCTTCTGGGTCAAGAATAAAACATTGATGATTTGTCATTGATAAATTACGACAAGGAAAATATCTTTCTTTTCCTCGAATATTTAACAATAAACCACAAGACTCTTTTGGGTCTTGGTCTTTCGCATGAGCCAATGCAGATTCTTGCCAATTCATGCAATAAACGTACCGATAGAGGGAAATTCTGTTCTAGTGCATTGTCTTTTAGGTGCTCTAATACCAGCAAGGTCAAATACTGCTGCTAATTCAAATTGAACTGCTTCTCTATTTTCTGATGATTTTCTATCAATTTTATATATTTCTTGTGGAAACTCTGCTGTAGGATCTGGTGTTCCTAATGGATTTACTTGTTGAGATGTAGTTGTTGTTGTATCTTGAGTCGTTGTATTTGGGTTGTTCATAGTTATTGTATTTCCCATTCCATTACCATGAACTGTACAGTAATATCTTAAATCACTAGGAGCAGAAGGATATGCTGGTTGATAAGTTACTGTAGCTCCTGCATTTCCAGCAGTTCCAGATACAGTTGTAGTCTGTGCTCCTCCAGCATCAGATTTTATTGCCAAAGGGTGTCCACTATTTGAAGCATCTGCCTGATTAAATATATAAGTTGAACCTCTTTTCATCGTAAGAACAGGATTGTTAGAACCATTAATAGCAAAAATATTAGAACCTCCTACATTCACTACTGTTACTGTGTAGGTCACAGTTTCAGCATCAGCAGGATCGGCAATCGTTGTCGTAGTTGTGGTGCTAGTTGTGGTTACAGGAAAATTAACAGCATCAATATAACGTGCCAATGTTCTTATTCTTGTTACAGTAGCTCCTGTCAAATCATTCCCTGTTGTTACCTGATTTACATTTAACAAAATAGCTGTAATAGTTCCAAGGGCATTACTGATAGTCAAAGTAGGTCTTGGAAGTTGACCTTTTGTAAAAGCAAAACCTTCTGCTGTAATTGGCATTTTTAAATATTGATTTCCAGCCCAGATAATATCTCCATTAGCATTTAAACTTGTTCCATTATGAAATCTGTAAGTCTGAGCAGAACCATGCAAAGTTGCATCTGTTGTCAATGTAAATAATTCTATTACTGCTGAAGGATTGATCTTTTGTAGATCAGTAATAATAGGTGCTGTACTCATGGTTCAAATACTTGCCTAAATGTAGCTGTTACTGTTGCTCTTTCTGCATAATCTATACTTTCACTGTAACCAGGTTCTGCTACAAATTTATATGATGTCAAATCTCCTGGAGGAGTGTAATCAAAACTAGCATTATCAGTAGCTCTTGCATTTAGAAAATCCATTAACGTATCAGATTCTGTAAGAGTAATATTTTTCCAAGATAGATTAAATACTTTGGGGTTTTGATTTTCTGCTAATCCAAAAGTAATTCTATGTTCATAACCATCAGCAAAAGTAACAGTTCTTGTCTTAGGATTCTGTGTTTTATTTATTGGAAAAGATGCTACAGGTGTAGCTGGAAAAGTAGCCATTATGCAAGTAACCCTCCTGGTCTTTGTTGTTTTATAAGTTCAGTTTGTATTGCAGATGACAATGCAAGTCCTAATGCTTTACCTTCTGCTTGATCACCTTCAACAGAAGAACCAGATGCATCTACATTAACAACTATATTATTGGACATTCCACCAGAAGCTTCAACACCTAAGTTACCAGAACGCCCACGTTTTAATGGAAGGATTGCTTCTGGAGAACCAGCCTCGCCCATAAGACCAAAGTTACCAGTACCTCCTGATCCATATTCAAATAATGTTGGAGATGAAACGATGCCCCCTTTTGCAAACTTTTTTAATCCTTTATCGTATATATTACCTTTTGCATTTGTAGAACCTAATCCAGGAAAAATAGATCCGACAATAGGGGCTATGATTGCTTGTCTAACAACTATTCTTGTAATATCAGCAAGAATTGATCTTGTAAAATCAGCAAAATTCATTTTTCCTGTCATCACAAAATTAACAAGAGCATCTTCCATTCCTTTAAATGCGTTTTCTGTTGCATCTTGTACTTGTTTCCCAACATCTTTTATTGACTCTAAATAACTTGTTGCACCATTTTTAATATTATCAAAAATTGTTGTTGTTTCTTTGGCTTCATCATTTACATCTTTTATTGGTATAAGTGTTTTTTTAATTGCAAGTTTTATTGCTTCTATTTTTGGTAACAAAAGGTCTAATTCTTCCTTAGAACCAGCCAACATATTTACTAATTCACCCCTAGAAACAGATCCAAACTGTGAATAAATGCTTGTTTTAGGTATACGTTCTTCTAAAATTGATATGTCATTTAATATTTTTTCTCTTTCTTCTAACAACTCTTTAAGTTTATCTTCTTGATATTCTTCTCCTATTTTTAGAAATTTTCTTAATGCTTCTGATGCCCCATTAATTTGGTTAACAATCCCAGTAAATGTAGTTTGAAATTCTGCACCAACAGGTCTTAATAATTGACCAACATTATCTCTTAATACTGATAATTCTGTTTGTAATCTATCACCAGCAGTTTCTGGGGCTTGTGCTAATAATTCAGCATTTTTCTCATATCTTTTTAATAAGCTTTCACTAAATCCAACAAAGTCTTCTAAGGTTACAATTCCTTGTTCTAATGCCTTATCTAACTCAGCAGGTGTTTTACCCATTGATTCAGCAAACAATGTAAAAGCCCCTGGAAGCCGCTCGCCAAGCTGTTGTCTGAGCTCTTCTGCCGATACCTTACCTTTTGAAAATACCTGAGAAGTCGCTCTTAATGCTGCTTTCATATCTTCCAAATTTCCACCAGTACCTCTAATACTTGAGGAAATAGCTAAGAAAGATTGTTTAGCATCATCTATAGATAAACCTGCACCAAGAACAGAGGCAGTTAACGAAGTAAATTGTCTTGTTATTACATCTTGAGGTATTGCTAATTTTTTAGATACATCAGATAAAAAATCTTGTGCATCTGCATAATCATCCATATCTCCTATAACTAATCGCAGTGCTCTTCTTTGTTTTGCTAATGCTGCACTGTATTCTGTTGATTCTTTTAATGCACCTGTAAGAACACCAACCTGTGCACCAACAACACCACCTGTTATAGCACCAGGAGCACCACCTATAATTCCACCAATTGCTGCTCCAGCCGCACCTTCTGCCCCACCAAAAATACCTGCGGCACCTATAGCTCCAGCAGTTTTTGCAATACCACCAATCCTTCCTCTACCCATACCTTTATTTGCAGCAGCTTGCATTTTTTTAAGTTGTCCTTCTAGCCTTGCTGCTTCTGTTGTTGCTTCTCTAAACTCTTTACTTGTAACATCTACATTTCTTGCTAGTTGTCTATAAGAATTTGCAAGTGCTTGAGTAGTATTTATTGATTGACTTGCATTAGCTGATTGTTTCTTTAAATGTGCAAGTAATTTTGCAGTAGAACTACTAGTAACGACAGTTGTATCTTTTAATTTTTTTAAACTAGAAGTAAGACCACGAAGCTTTTCAACGCCAGTAGTTTTTATTAATACTTCTAACTCTGTCGGTTGCCTTGCCATTATTTTTTATCCTTCTGCATTAATTTCAAGGCTTCGTATTCCATTACCTGTATTCCTTCAAACATAGCAACAGAATCTTTAACTGTATATATTTTACACAAGTATTCCAAAGATTTATAGTTTATGCCACTTAATCCAGCCATACTGACATACCACTGAGTAGAAAGCTTCCAAAACATATTAACAACCTCTCTATTTTCTTCCCAAACAATACAATCAGAAGTTTTTTTGCTTTTCTTTTCGGCTGCGATTTGTTCTTCTGTTGCACCAAATGCTTTTAATGCTTCTATACTTTCATCAATAATCTCACCTTTTACCCAATAACTCGCAGCCTCTCTTAGTTTTTTTCAGAAGCTCCCTGCATACTTTCACCATACGCTTTTATTATTCCAAGAACAATATATTGATTATCTAGCAATGCCTCAAAGTTATCCTCATTAAATTCAAGGTCATTACCCTCATCGTCCTTAATACCAGACCAACCTACTAAAACACTTTTTACAAAGTTATCATCACCAGCATCAACAAGCTCAGAAAAAGCTTTACGACCTACATTTTTAAATTTAGCCGTAAATGTTTCTTTTTTGAATTTACTTTTTTCTGGCGATTGAACAGTTACTTCCCAATCGTATTCGGTAACTTTTTTAAAAACAAGAGCCATAAATTAAGTCATTACTATACTTAACTCATTATTACCTGCTGTTGTAGGTAATGCCAAGTACGGCAGGTTTAAACTGTTAACACCACCAGTATCTCCACGAGTTATTCCTGTAAGGTCAGTCTGTGGAACATTAACAGTAATAATGTTACCTGCACTAGCTCCAAGAACAATAGAACTGTTACCAGTGGCAGTAGCGACAGCCTTTGAGAAGTAATCAGTTGTAGCTCTTACTGGTTCTTCTATAACAGCAGTACCACCTGGAGCACGATTAGTAATTAAGACTTCTTGACTTGATGCTGTTTCTTTATAAAGCACTTCATTATTAAGAGCTAAATCGAATGATTCAATTCTTTGTGATGTAGCACCATGAAATGTTGCAGTAGTGACGTTTGTGTCATTCACTTCTAATGCTGCTGATTGATTAGCAACTGTAAATGTACCTGACATTGCTGTACTGTCTACTGCATTATATATTCCAGTAAATTCAAAATTTATTAGGGCAGCTTGACCTGCTGTCATTGTGATAGTAGCAGTTCCTCTACAACCTGTTATAAGGTGTCTTGTCGCACCATAGAAACAAAGAATAGTACAACTAGAGAACGATGCACTGATAGGAGCATAAGTAACCGAGGTAGAACCTACAATTGTCTCAGAAAGCCCACAACTTTTTAGAAGAGGGGATAGAGCACTTGCAGTACCTGCTGCACCCGAACCTGCTAATTCGGCACCAAAAGATACAGCTACTCTTTTATTGGCAAGTAGTGTTCCTTGTGTACTGTTACCTAAGAATCCTTGAAAGGTAGGAGCTTGTACGTTATCAGATTCAATTGGAGTTACTTCGATATCAGTAACTTGAATAGCATTAGAACCAGCTACAGGAGTTGGGTTACTCCCATAAGATGATTCAATCTTTGCTAGTAGTTTTGTCGTTCTTGTTAGAG